CCAGTACTTGCAATTAAAAAAATCTCGCTTTCACCAGGTGCTAGCGACCACCAGTTACCCGCAATATCTGCAAGACCATTTGTTAAGCCATTAAATAAAGCAGTTCTGTTATACATATCAATATCGACATAATCAGAAACACCAAGTATTCCGGTATAATCTAATTCCAAACCAGTTGTTTTATTTTTCAAAGTAAATCCAGAGAATGAACCATTTACTTTAATTGTTGGGAAATATTCAGCGTTTCCGAGATTTTCAACAACAATTGATTGACCAGCTAGTGGGTTACTCATATCCATTGGTACGCCCATAGGTACGGCCATACCACCACCCTGATAAATAGGAATGATTTTCATACTAGAAGTTGAGCGTGTAAAATATTCAAGTTCTGTTCTAACAACAATTGTGATATCAACGTGATCTAAATTGTCTGGCGATATACTTGATTTTATAGAAGATACTATAATAGGTATTTCTTTTATAACGCCGTTCGACATTTCAAAACCCAGTACTTTTGTTTGTACCCCATTTTTTGTAGGGCTTAAATTCCAGAGTTTCAAGAAGTTATCTTTTTGAGTTACTAAATCAGAATTACTTGAGCCGAGTATACGCCAAGTCATAGATATAACAAAGTTTCTATAAAATGGAATTGAGAGAGCCACACCAGAACGGCCACCTCTTTTATAACTATCAATATCAATTGAAGCACTTGCAGTATCTTCAATAGATATCAAGTGTCTATTAATAGTTCCAACTTCTACCCCGTTTAAATATGTTTTAGTTATCATTTTAGTAAGCCTTTGACGTTGCTAATTGAGCACCCAAAATTAGTGCTAGTTCTTCGGCATCCATATCAGAGTTAATTGTAGCCTCAACATTAAATGTATTAGTCACATTTGAACCAGTACTTGCTTCTTGGTCGTTTACTTCTCTAGTAAGTGGGGCAAATGAATTTACTCCGGCTAGGTCTTGAGCAGAAGGTATGCTAATTGAGTTTAGCGAGGCATAATCACGTTTAATTTTTCCAACACCTGTTTCTACTAACTCGACTAGTGAAGGGCTAGATTTATGAAATGGTGATATCTTTTTTGCAGCCTCTTTAATTTCTGACGCAATTTCCTTTATTTTATTTAAAGCTCTAATAAATGGCTCAACAATTGCATTATAAATAGATTCACCAATTGCTTTGATCGCGTTCCATAGAGCAGTGAAGATACCCACTACTTTTGTTTTTGCAGCAGTGAATAAACTAATCATCACAGTTTTAATTGAGGTTACAACGGTTGTTATAACTGCTTTTATAGTTGTCCATATAGTAGTTAAAAATGTTGATATCGCCGTAAATACTCCTATTGTTACAGCTTTAATTGCATTCCAAACAGTAGTAAATAATAAACCTATCCCAATTAAAATTGGTTGTATAATCGCAGTCCATAAGAAGGTTAAAACCGTCATTATTATAAATGATAGAGTTTCAAATACCGTTGTCACTACTAGGATAATTCCCTCAAAAATCATTGTTAAGAAAGTCACTATTGCCGTAAATATTATTACAAATATATTATATATCTCAAATAAGACTCTAGATATAATTGCGAAAGCTAAAAACAAAATAGGGAATATAATATTTTCCCATATAAATATAAACGGTGTTAATTGTAATTTTACTAATTCAACAAACAAACCAAATATTTCTATGACCTTATCCCTAAATGCTAGGATACCGGCAATTATTGGCGAATCTTCACCAAGTCCCAAAGCCTGACCAAAAGCCCCCTGAAAATCACCCTCAAATATTAGAGATATAGCACCTGAAAAGATATCTTTAATTGTAGTTATTAAATTTGTTATTCCTTCTTTTGCCCCGTCAATCATTCCTATAAAAAAGCTCTTCATCGCTCCACCTGCATTTTTTAATCCATTTGTAATACTATTTTTTAAAGCAGACCCGAATTTTTTTGCAGATTTTATAATCTTATCCCAATTTTTATAGAGTAGAACACCGATTGCAATAACTGCAGCGATTGCCGCAACAATTGCTATCATAGGAAAAGTTAAAAATCCAATCACAGCAGTAAACCCAGTAATAATTGTGCCAACTGCACCGATAATTGTGCCAAGTACAACTAATACACCACCGACTACACCAACTATTGCAATAACTGCTAATATTCCAGTAACTAGTTTTGGATTCTCTTCTGCAAATTTAGAGAACTTAGTTATTAGAGGTATAATTTTTTGTATTAAACCATTTAGAGCAGGCAATAAAGCAGTTCCGATTGTAATTCCAACATCATTAATATTATTCTTTAAAATTATCATCTGTGAGGCTGTCGTTTTATATCTCTTTTCAGCCTCTTCTGTTAGGGCTGTGTTACCATCCCAAGCATTTTTTGAAGTTTCAAGTGCATCGGTTAAGATTCCACTATTATTTGCAAGAGATAAGAATGAATTAATTACTCGCTCATTCCCTAATTGTAAATTATCGAGAGTAGCAAACGCATCATTCCCCTGCTCACCAAGGCCAGTTACAAAACTTGCAAAAGCTCCCCCAGCATCATTCTCATAAGACTTTTTAAACTCTTCAGCTGTTAAACCAGCAGTTTCAGCAAATACGGCAAGATCAGCGTTTCCAGTTGCTACAGCCTCGGTCATCTTGTTAACCGTTTTTTGAACTGCTGTACCTCCAGCTTCGGCATTTACACCCACGGATGACATAGCCGTTCCGATAGCTAATATATCAGCTGTCGACATTCCGGCAATCTTACCAGATGATGCAATTCTTTGAGTGAAATTTGTTATATCCGATTCAGTAGTAGCAAAATTATTTCCAAGATCAACTATAGCCGAACCCATACGATCAACTTGATCTAGGTTTTCGCCCATTACATTGAAAATTCTAGCAAAAGCCGTGCTAGCCTGCTCACTAGTTAAGTTAGTTGATACTGAAATATCTGCAATTGTTTTTGTAAACTTTGTTAAATCGGCTACACCTTCAACACCTAGTTGTCCGGCAAGCTCTCCAATCTTTGAAAGCTCTTCTGTTGAAACCGGTGCAGATTTTGCAATATCTCTAATATTCTGGCTTAGTTGTGCAAATTCAGCTTCCGAAGCGTCAACGGTTTTTCTAATACCCGCAAAAGCGTCTTCAAATGAAACTGCCGACTTAGTAGCCAATCCAAGAGATGCAACGCCCATTGCACCGAACTTAACCATAGCCGTACCGGTATTAGTCATTCCCTTGCCGAGAGCCTCAAGTTTTTTTCCAGTTGTCCCAGCTGTCTTACCAAAATCATTTAAAACTTTGCTAGCTTCATCTTTTATTTTTAGTAGATATTCGAGTGTATTTGTTGCCATAATTCATTATACAAAAAAACTAACGCCTTCTTCCCCTTTTCATTGAGCTTTTTGCTTTTTGCTTCTTGGCTTCATCTGAATCGACTTTGTTTTTGATATTGATAATATCAAGCATATCTTCGACCCACCAACCAGGTTGATTTTTTAATTCGCTAAATGTTATCTTTAATAAGTAGCATAAATAAGCATCAGAATAAGCAACTGGAAATGGTACTCGACCAAGTTTTGCAGCAAAAAATCTTCTTAATTGCCTTTTATCATCTTTTTTTTTGAGTTATCAGTTTTATTCATATTGTCGTTAACAACTTCAAAAACAGCATCGCCATCAGCTTCGTTTTTCCAGCTCATAATTTCATCAAATAAATCACCGGTAACTTTTGTACCGTCTGGTCTAATAATTTCTTTTAATGTTACTCTTAGTGTTTCATCTTGGCCAGTAAAAACCATATCGCCACTAATAGCGATATCTTCTTGTTTAACTCCGGCTTTGACTTTCATACCAGACATCATTGATTTTTGTATGGATCTTCTATCACCATAGGTCAACTCGTCTTGGGATTTGAAGGTTACTTTGTAACCTGTGGGGGTTGTAATTTGCATTCAAACTTTCTCGCTCTTATGAGCATAATCTTTTTTAATCTATAGTTGGTGGGGGCTAAACGAATCTAACCCCCCGTTAACTATTTTCTTAATAACTTGTTACCAAGTTAGTCAAGGTCGCTTTAATTAGGCCATCTGTTGGGTCTTGTCTTGCAACCAAATCAGATGAAACCTCTACATATCCGGTGTCGATTGGATATGCGTATGTATTCAATACCATTTTAGGAACTGTTACAACTAGTTTGTTTTTAGAAGCTACTCCGATTGTTTCATCAGCTTCAATTGTGATAACTAATGCTTGTTGAGTCTTAGCTTCAAAAACTGCTTGTAAATCTAAAATTTCACTTGTTAAATATGCAGTAATTGAACCAGTTACTTCTGACGGTTCTACAAAAAAGTTTGTAGGGTCAGAGCTTCCACATAAGCCGTGAAAGTTTTGAAGATTATTTGTATATTCAATTGTCAATTCTGAAATTGCACATTTGATATCAACTCCACCCAAAGTGATTGATTGAATATCTGTCCAATCAAAAACTGCGCTTGTTTCAAAAGCCGGTGTGATTGCGGTTGCACTTGCTTTACTTAGTGCCTTACCTTCAAATAAAAACTTAATAGGTTCATCAACTGTAATTTGTAAACTAAATTTAGAAGCTACAAAACCGGCGAATCTTTCAGTGATTGAGCCAATTTTTTGCTCTAAAGTAATAGAAGTTTTTGCAACAGTTTCAACAAAAGCGTGATCGAAAACAATAGTTTCTCCAGCTGTTACCGTTGGTGTTGAACTACCGAAAGCAGAAGCCATCAAGTAACCAATACCATTTGGGTATGCGTTCATTTCAAAAGAACCATTATATTCTCTAATTCCTTGGATAAATTCTTTATTTAAAGCCGGGCTTCCGTCGATTCCTTCTACCCCTTTTGCTTCTTCTTCTGTAACTACTCCATCGCTAGCAAGTACGGCCACTGAAATATCTGGTACAACTGCTGTACCTAGTGTTGTTTCTTTTCCAAGTGATACCTGGGTTAAAATTCCTTCATTTGCCATTATTTGGATTCCTTTTTAACTTCTTTTTTCTTAGAAGCTTTTATTTTTGTAATTAGGGGGTGATTAATCTCTAAATCAGTTTTAAATTCTGATTCAGCTTTTACAACTCCGACCCCATAAATCTGTATGTTAGTTTTGCCAACGTATTTGTATTTTGTCATATATTTATATTATACATAATTACTTATTATTCTTTCCTATCTTCTACTAAATCTTTTTCTAACACTGTAAGTAATATCACAATATCCCTGCATTAATTCTTTTTGATCGAATACATATTGTCCAGTTGTAAGTCTTGAACTATCTATTAAATTTCCAAGAGTAATATTATCTTGATCGCCTAAAACAATTCTAATTGCTTTTACAATAGCTCTCAAAGTTTCCTGAGCCGTTAAGGTATTACTAACTAAATTGACATAAGGTGAGATTGTAAAGCTCAT